GTCAGTAGTGGCAGCACCAGAACCGGCAGTTCCAATACGGATGACGTCCCCAGCAGCCATAGCGATGTTTCCCGTCCATTCAGCTTGAGTGGTAACAGTGACATATTTAGAACCATTAAGAACGGTAAAGATATTTTCAGAGTCAGTGATAGAAGCAGCCTTAACAACCCGCTCTGCTCTTATTGGGGCCTCTGGAGACTTCCATAAAGCACCTGCCAATGACAAGTGTAGTCCCGCAGCGATCTCTGCCTGTGTGGCACTAGCGTCTGATTTATACAGAGCGGAAATAACTGGCTGTGCTCCAAATCCAGTACGGTCACCTTCGGTAAACTTAATACGAAGATCGTAAGAGTTACTGTTCAAAGCCTCAATAGCAGAAGCGGCAGCAACACCGTTATATCCTACATAAGAGACCTGCTGTGTGGCAGCGGCATCAGTCTTTCCGATATAACTACGTACACCACCTCTCATAATGAAGTCCGAATAAACAAGCTTATCACCGCTTCTCTGAACAACACGAATACCCTGTCTAACAGCAAGAGCGTCCGTAAGAACAGTTCCTGCGTCAAGGACAACGTTGTGCCCGTTTACAACGGCAATCTCCCCATCGTTCAGATAGGTATCAGTAGCCGCTAAAATTTTAGACGCAGCAGCAGTAGTAGGAGCCCCAGTGGCTTTCCCAATTAACAACGTCATTACGTCGTTTTGTGCAAATGCATTTCCCATGATTTAAAATATTTTTATGGGTGAATATTAAATTAATTATTTATATTAAGAGTAGTCTCCTAAGAAACTCCACGTTAAGTACACATCTCCGGCAACAGTAAATGTTCCGGTAGCTCCCCATGCGGCAGCAAAGTTAAGATAAGCGTCTTTAGCTGTTGTTCCACCATCAAGGGCAGCAGCATCAGTCTCAGCAGCAGCGACACGGTCAGTAGCTCCACCCGTAGAAGCAGCAGAAGCACCGGCAGCAACGCCGTCTATAATATCTTCAGTAGTAGCGCCCGCACCACCCAGTGTAGAGGTAGCCCCGGTAGCCACTACAGTACCAATACCAATCTCTGGCTTAGCAGTAGATAAAGAAGCGGTAAGGGTAAGGTCTAGAACAGCGTTATGAACACGAATACCCCCTGCAGGGAAATCATATATCTTAGCCCCAAAAGCCTTGTTTGCATCAGTAAGGGCCCCGGCCTTGATGTCTGCCACATCAAACATGGTCCCTGAAATTTTTGTTCTGTGAACAACCTCATTACCGCTTTCTACAACAGTAAGGCCAGTAGCTACAGTACCCTCAGATGAAGCACGCCCCACGGCGCCAGTAACAGCAGCCTGTAAATTAGTAATCTGATCATCTAGCCCGCCAGAACCAGTTACAGCAGCCTGTAAAGACTCAAGGGTATTCATGGCGTCGTTATACTTCTCAGTATAAACAGGCAATGGCTTCTGCCCCGATCTGGGCAGGAAATTTCTTTCGTTTAAGTTAAAATCCTTTGGCATTGTTAATTTTTTTTATCGTTAATACATCTATTTAAAACACTATTCGCTCTTCAGCACCTCAAACTCCTTAATCTCCATCTCCTCGGGCTTAGTTACCGACGTTGCTATTCTTACAGCCTCCGTAACGATCTCCCTGTGAATACTAGGATCAAGTCTGCAATCCACGGCAGTCGGTCCAGCAGTCGTATCACCGGAGGTTACCGGTATAATATCATCAGGTCTTCGTATATACCTAACACGATACTTAGACACCCCATACGACCCGTCAGTTATCAGCTCATGTCTGGTCTTATTAGCACCAGTTATAGCGGAGGTATAATCCTCTCTCTGGTAATCCATCCTCCACACCAAACCGTAATACGGTTTAGCATAAGGATTATGAAGATCAGCATGATACTCATCATGAGTCTTAGGCTTCACCCTAACATTAGTGAGAGTATAAGGAGTACCGGTGCATGTATACCTGGAGTTTGTTGCCCCTAGAACAATATCAGCACTCTCGCTTATAGACCACATAAAGTCATTGGGCATCTCCCAGAACCTCCCGTTAGGAAGATTATAGGAAGCCGTATAGGCCTGCACATCTGGGCCAGTAACTAAAAGAACGTTTTGTATAAGCTCAGATAAATCAACCCTCCTCTTCTCGGTTTGCTCGAAACCATCACCGTACTTATTGCCCCTGGGCTTGTATCTCTGCTTTATAATATTTTCTTGCGCCTTGGATAAAAAAACTGACTTTTCCTGATTGTTATAACCAGGAGCCTCTAGGCTTGTTATCATGTCGTACATGATATCGAACTCTCTCGCCATTGCCCCTGCAGTCAGTCCAGCCATAATCTTTTATTCCCCAGCTTTTTCTATTAGCCCCATAATCCTTAGTCTATCACTCTGATTCTTGTCGTCATCAAGATATTCAATAAGCTTTGTAAGCCCCCCAAACGGTTCATCCCTCTCTGGAACAGAATATTTCTTATTCTCTATCGTGATAACCTCTGCATCAACGGCTCTCTTAACTAAGAGCTTCGTTTCATACTGAGGGTCTTCCGCTAAGGCAAGGAACCTATCCGTGTGGTTCTCAACAATATCAACAATCTGTTCCTTCAACCACTGAGGAGTAGCTTGCTTCGGAGGCTTCTGTGCATCCTTATAATCAAGGAAATACAGGAATAAGAAATCTCTCATCTTGCTTTCCGAAGTATCCAGGCGACCCAAAAGCCTATAAGCATCTTTCATCTTATCAGCTCTAACAATCTTTCCTCTGGACTCCTCATCCTCTTCCACCAAGGCGTACTGGTAGGTACCCTTTTGTAGTCTCTCATCCCACGAGGGAGCTATCTTGTCGGTATCCGAACGAAGAACACACCACTTAAGGAATTCAACCGGGCGACCCAAATCGAGCGTATCGCCATTTCTGTTTAATGCCACCTCAAAACGATGCCAGAAATTATCCCGACCCTTGAGGTATACATTAAAACTATCTCCACTTTCAAGAGCCATCGCTTCTGCCAGAGTATTTTTCTGGCCTTTATCAAGGCCCTCTAGTGGATCGACTAACTGCCCCGTTGAGGCACTGCCAGGCACACAATAAATTCTCCTTGCTCCATCAACCATCACCGATGCTTCATGGTTAGGGGGCAACCACCCCCCGTCACGACGAATAATCTTTACTCTGACTTTTCTGGAAGGAATGGTTGTGTTTAACACATCACCATCCAAGAAGGTGCCCCTCAACAGGTCACCAGTAAGAACATTTTTTCCCATGCTTAAAATCTCCTATAAAAATAATATGTAAAAGAACTAAAATTCTCTTATGCAAGAACACTCGGGATAATCCTAGCTACCCTCGAAGGATCTTTAATCATCGCACCCAGTACCGCAGCACGGTGCATTATATAGCCATCCTTAGGATTAGCCATAAGATTAGGCTCACCACTTGTCTTAAATGGGTGTCTCAGCCCGGGTTCGTATCCCCAAACATCTTCCATACCCTTTTGGTATACAAGCCTAACATTGTCTTCTCCGCCTACACGACCCACATTCATGATGTCGTACTGATATGACTTAGCTACTCCCTTTCCACTTGGATGAAGAACCTTGTTACGGGCCTTGTCATCAAAGGCGGGATCAACAAACACAGAGATAAGAGTACCATCAGGCCCACGATATCCAGTGAAGTTCTCATGATATACCCATCCGTCACCCTGCTTAGCAAGTTGGTCTGTGTTTCTCAGTGGAGTATAAAGCTGTGTATAGTCACGAATTGCTTCGCTGAACTTATACGCACCCCATTTACCTGTACGCATCATAATCTCCCTACGGTCACCATATCCACTATAGTCGTCAGAAAGGTCCATGATGTGCTCAGTAAGCCACTTAATATCCAGGTCGAAATCATTATAGTAAGCAATGTTACCTGAGTCCATTTGCTGATCAATACCAGCTCCCTGCTCGATAACGTATCCAGACTTTCCCTTTTGCTTGAACAGACCATCACTGGTTCTGTTGATAGTAGCAAAGTTCAGAAGCTTGTCCTTCATTGCGTTGAACTGACGTTCGAATTCCCAGTCAGCATAGTCCATCCATGTGGTCATAGTCTTCTGATTTCCATCAGAATCCACCCCTGTCCAAGAGAAAGCAACCGGACGGTTGATCATGTTCCCAGGGCGTGTATCTTGCATACGTACCATAGAGAAAATGTTCTTCATGCTGAAAGGAGACGTGTAGTTAGGCGTTCCACCCTTTTGGGATAGAGTCTTCTCTACAATAGACCAGTCCTTAGAATAACGCTTACCGGCAGTAAGTTCGTCATAAGGGATAAACAGAGCTTGGTCACCCGTAAGTAATTCACATGTATATTCCCAGTTTGCTCCGTTAGGAACAGGGTCTTCTACAATAAGAATAGGGTAAACACTATTTTTCTCACCAACAATTACGTTGGTCATTGAGAAATACTGCTCAGGAAACGTAAGAACAAATCTTGCGTTAGCAATACCAGCCTTGCTAGTTGCACTAACAGCAGATCCTGCAACAGAAGCACTTACCAGTGGAATATTCTTTTCAGAATCTCCCTGTAAGCGCCAGCGGAAATCATCATCGCTCTCTAAGAATAGGGGCTCAAACTTTCTCAAAAAATGAGTGAAGTTAAAACCGCCATTAGCCTTGTGAAGCAAAGTCACAAGCTTAGTCGCGTCTTGGGGTTGAGTCTGGTATATGGCCCCAAGGTGATTCTTGGTAGTTAGCCCAGACCAGTCTGTAGGAAAATATTCCTGTAAAATCGATACTTTTTGCGCCATTTTATATGTGTATTAAAAGGTTATCTTTGTGCTAGCTAAAAGGCATTATTATAGGCCCTTCATCATCTGCGGTTATCTTAGCAGCCGGTTTCCCCGCTGTGTGTTTTACGTTACTGTTGACGGACTTTAGAAGCTTTAACGCAGCATCGCTTTCCATCCTCTTCTTAACCCTGTCCCACTTAGGGGATTCGTCAAACAAGCCTATGGCCGCATAGTATGCAAGCTTGATTTCCCATGACACTGGGTCTTTGCTCCTCATCTCCTGAGATTTACTCACCGGAACGCCGTTCTCATAAGATACAGGAACGGTCATCATCCTCTTCACAATATCTTTCTCTTTCTTCGAGAGAGGAATCCCTGGGATAATTTCCTTGGTTTTATCTAGAGAAGTATTGATTTTACTCATTACCTCCTCTTGTTGTTTCTTTGCGGACTCCTGCTGCTTTTCAGCATCTTCCACCAATTTCTTTTGTCTGTTCTCGTCACGCTCTTTTATCCTTTTGCGAGCGGTCTTGGCTTTAGAAAGCAATTTCTCTTCCTTTTCCTCCAAGTCCTCAAGAGTATCTGAGATATCATCATCGTCCATCCCTCGATCCTTCATATCTTCAGCCACGAGCGCCTTCTGAATTTCTGTGTCCCCCTCAAGCTTCTCGTCCGTAAGACCATCAAACCTCTTCTGGGAGGCTTTTATCCGTGCATACTCATTAAGGTCTGCACCCGTATCCATCATTTCAATAAACTCCTTATAGGCCTCATCCTGCTGTTCTACGATACTTTTAACACCCTCATCAATTTCATCTTGGGTACCCCAAATGGTTGCCTCTAATATCTCCTCGTCGCTCAGCCCCCTGAGTTTATCTAAATCTAAATTGGGAAGAACACCTTTGTCCCGAAGAGCTGTAGCATGGAGAAAAGAAGGAGATTCCGTCTCTTTTGATTCGCCAGCGCTCTTCCCGCTTTTAGATTCTTTTTCTTTTTCTTCTTCCTCCTTCTCCTTTAAGTCTTCGTCCTCCGTGTCCACCGCAGGAACGTCTACTATTATTAGATTATCCTCGTTGGGATCTTCTACTTCATCACCCTTACCCTTTTTGTCGGGTTTTTTTTCAGGGTCTACTTTTTCTACCACGGGGGTGTCTACGACTAATCCACCGTCATCTTGGATGTCATCCAAGTTAATTTCAAAACCTCCTTTTTCCATGCTTATGTTTATTTAGTCTAAATAAAAACTAAAGATGCAATGATACGCAATAATTTTCAAATACACAATAGGTTGAGGCGTTTACGGTCAAAAAAAGACGCGTTTTCTATCGCCAAAACTATTACTTTGTTATTACCTTGCGTTTCGAAGCAATCTTCTCCTTACTCTTACGTTCCTTCTCGTTCTCAGCAGCCTCGAACTTACGCTGTTTCTCAGCCTCTTCCTCCTTAAGGTCTAGCTCTTTCTGCTTCTGCTCATTCATGAGCTCCTGCTTTTCTATCTCTACATTATCATCTATCAGGTTACGGTTAGTGTCATTATCCATCTGGAAGAAACCGTTATTAATACCTGCATCGATTCTCATCCTCTCAATGATCTGCTGGTTCTCTATCTTAGCAGCCTCTATCTTCTCCTTGCTTTCAAGCTCATCCTGCTTAATGGCCCTCTCCTCTTGTTTAACCTTAACATTACCCTCGATAATCATCTGTTGTTGCTCCGCTGCCTTAGCCTCTCTTGCCTCTTCAGCAGCCTCAAGCTTACGTACCATAGAAGATACGCTAGTAGCTCTAAAGACATCTATAAGGTCTGTGAGAGACGCCTGACCATTTTGTATCGAGGCGTGCGCCAGGGTGCGTATAGTCTCCACGAGAGTAGAGTCTCCAGAGCCATCAGAGATATATAATCCATATTCACTATCAGCGAATTCAGTACCATCCAGCTCGAACATCACAGACATCATCCCGTCATCGATATATTCAAGCTTTTTATTTTTACCTCTCCAAGCTTCCTGTGCCACCTCTAGAAGAAGCTCAAGCACGCGAACCTTAGTACTGTCGTGTAGAGAGAACCACTCCTCTGTAATAAACGAAGAAGCCTGCCTGCTCATTTCTAAGCCACCAAGTGTATCCCTGCTACCCATAGCGCCTTCACGCGGAGGGGTAATGCCAGCTACCTCTCCTAAATCGTCCTTGGCCATCTTGGCAGCCTGAAGATTCATTACTACGGCGTCGGTATTTCTTAGATCATATGTTCTATTACCCACTTGGCCCATATTAGCAACAAGCTTACCCGTAGAGAC